ATGAAGCTCACAGCCCGCCAGGTCGACACATCCAAGCCCAAGGACAAACCCTATAAGCTGTCTGATGGCGGTGGTCTTTACCTGTTGGTGAACTCCAATGGTTCGCGATACTGGCGCCTGAAGTACCGCATCGCTGGTAAAGAGAAGTTACTGGCTTTGGGGGTATATCCTGATGTTTCACTGGCCGATGCTCGCCAGAAACGATCGGAAGCAAAGAAAATACTTTCTGCTGGTGGGGATCCGGGGCAAGAGAAACTGGAAGAAAAGCAGGCAAGGGTATTGGCTGCCTCGAATAGTTTTGAACATATGGCGAGGGAATGGCATGAACATAAGCTCCCTTCATGGTCAGCTGGTTACGCAGAAGACATCCTTGAATACCTTAAGAAAGACATTTTCCCTTATATCGGATCTCGGGCTATCACAGACATTAAGCCGGTGGACATGCTGGGCGTTCTGCGCAAGATGGAACAGAGGGGGGTTCTTGATAAGCTCAAAAAAACTCGTCAGGCCTGCCGGCAGATCTTTACCTACGCTGTCGTTACGGGTAGGGCCGAGCATAACCCTGTGGTTGATCTTGCCAGTGCGCTGAAAGCACCAAAGCAAAAACACTTCCCTCATTTATCGGTTGAACAAATACCTGACTTTCTGCGAGCTCTGAACGACTATAGCGGCAGCGTGGTGACTCGAAATGCTACCCGTCTGCTTATGCTTACTGGGCTCAGGACAATTGAGCTCCGTGCTTCTGAATGGGTTGATATCGACTTCGATAAAGGGATCTGGAATATCCCAGCAGAGAGAATGAAGATGCGGCGGCCACATCTCGTTCCTATCTCAACTCAGGTTTTCGAACTGCTTGAAGAAATCCACCAGCTTACCGGTCGAGGGAAGTATGTTTTCCCCGGACGGAATGATGCCGGCAAGCCAATGAGTGAGGCCAGCATTAACCAGGTGATTAAACGAATCGGTTATGACGGTAAAGCGACCGGGCACGGCTTCCGCCATACTATGAGTACTATCCTCCATGAACAGGGATATAACACCGCCTGGATTGAAACGCAGTTGGCCCACGTCGATAAGAACTCAATCCGCGGGACATACAACCACGCTCAGTATCTGGACGGCCGGCGGGAAATGCTCCAGTGGTATGCCGACTATATGCAGGCGCTTGAGAGCGGTGAAAATGTGGTGCATGGCTCGTTCGGAAAACGTGCCTGACTGTATGCATAGACAGTACATAAAGACGATAGTAGACTTAGGTAGACGAACAAAGAATAGGCTATGTCTAGGCTGATCCCCGAAAACCCGCACACCTCTGCGGGCTGGCATAGCCGCTTATACTAGGGGGCGTGAGGTGACGCATGAGTCAGATAAATGGCATAGATTTAATTAGAGATTTGGAAGCACAGTCTAAAAAGTACATGTGCTTAGCTGATGTATTATTATTTCTTAGCCTTAAACTTAATTGCGACGCGTCTGTCGCTGCTGAAATACTTCTTGGCCGCATACCTATGGAGCAAGGTATAAACCCTCCTTATTTCGGACAAAAAATAGGTATGGCTACTTTTAGGCAGTCCCCTAATGATCCTCTTCTTTCTGGATTGTTAGAGGGTGTTATTGTTGGAGCAGATACTGCCTTTGAAGATAGCCCTTTCAATGAAATGGCGTTTTCTAAACAATACTGGGATTATTCATTTATTGTGAAGGAGTTGGAGCAGGCGATATCCTTCAAATTGGACGCGCTTTCCCAAGAGTTACCTGAATATCTAAAACCTTATAAAACAAGAATAGGTATTCAACTAACTGAAGTTGCAAATATTATGGCTGGTTGTAAACCAAGAGATATTATAAATAAACTTCCTGAAGCTGAAATCATTGGTAGCTTTACGGCATCGTTGTGGGATGCTGTTGATCATAATGTTTTATCGGCAACAAATGAGGTTATTGATTACGGTTACAATGAATCTAACCGTGTCGATGTTACTTTGTTAAAAGATGAAGTTACTGAATGGGCAAAGAAGCACGGTATAAATTGGCCTTTTGAACTATCAACCAAAACAGGCGAACGTGATTTAGCGGAGGATAGTGCCCAGACCATTAAAAGGTTAATGGCTGAAAATGATGAGTTGGAAGATGAATTGATAGATCTAAGGTTAAGCTCGCCAATTTTTTTAGGGAAGTTCAGGCCAGATGATCCATTAGATATCGCTATTAAACTACGTAATGCTGAATGGGGAGCCTTCAATGAAAATGTGCGTTCTACTATCCCATCAGCAGAGTACCTCGTCGCAAAATTAAAAAGTGAATATGCGATGTCCGATGCTCTGGCTAAGGCTATTGAAAAAGTGGCCTGCCCGATTCAGAGGTGACCCCATCACACTGACCCCTCAGCCCTGACCCCTCAGCCCTGACCCCAATCAGGGCTTTTTTGTGCTTACCCTGAGGGCGAATATTACCTTTTTACTCTTAACCCTCATGGTGATTCTTCATCATCTCTTGGACAAAACACCCTAACCCTTAGTGTGAAAATATGACTACTTGCCATTAGGGATAAGGGTGTGAAAAAAATAGGCATTTATATGCCACGATATATCTCGTAAACCACTATAGACTTTACGAGGTCAACATGTCTCACAATCTAATTCGACTCCCTGAAGTACAGCGCCGCACTGGCTATAGCAAAGCGTGGATCTATAAATTGCTTAAAGAGAAGCGATTTCCTGCGGCAGTTAAAATTGGTTCTCGTGCAATCGCATTTGTAGAAAGTGAAATAAATGATTGGGTGAACCAGCGTATCGCTGAATCTCGCGGTGAGGTAGTGTAATGAAAAAGAAAAACCGCCCCGAAAAGCAGGCGGCTAACTCAGATATTCGCACCTCTGATATTACGCCGACCACCAGCCCTGTACAAGTACCTAAGCGTACCCCAAAAAAGCATCGGGCCCGCGTTTATATGTTGCGTACCGGCTTTGAGGGATGGACAGAAAACGATATTCTGCGTTACTGCCGCCTTTCGTCTGGCAGGAACTACGCTAGTGAAATTGAGCGTCGACTTAATATTCAGTTAGAACGTATCGACGAAAAGAACCCTGACGGCATCGGCTCACACCTCCGTTACCGCTTTACCGGGCGCGGTGACGTTCTAAAAGTTATTCAACTGGTAAACAGCAATGCTGCCGCTGGTGGTTACTATGGCCTTTCTAAGCAGGATATCGCCGACATTCTCAATCTATACCCGGACAATCTCACCGCCGCATAACGGAGCCGAAAATATGACAATCGAAAAAAGCCGATTCAGTTCGGAGGCCGCCCCGCAACCCAACGTTAACACGGGAGTAATTAACGGCAACGACTTCGCCGCTATTGTCCCGGTTATTACCGGGCAGATTGGCGGGCGTGAAGCCAATATTGTGAGCGCGAGGGCATTACATAAAGCGCTGGGTGTGGGCCGCGACTTCACCACCTGGATTAAAGGGCGCATTAGTCAGTATGGTTTTGCCGCTGGTGTGGATTACATCACCGTTGAAAATTTGAGCTCACCCGTTTCGGGGAGCGCAAAATTTCGCCAGCAAATCGAGCATGATTACCTTCTCTCGCTGGATATGGCTAAAGAAGTGGCAATGGTTGAGCGCAACGAGCAGGGGCGAGCTGTGCGCAGGTACTTCATCCAGTGCGAGGAGGCGTTACAGCTGAGTGCGCCGGAAATCGCCGCGAAGTACCGCCGCCAGCTTAAGGCCCGTATTGGTGCCGCCAACCTCTTCAAGCCGATGTGTGCCGCTCTGGATGCTGCCCGCGCAGAACAGGGCAAACAGACACAGCAGCGCCACTACAGCAATGAAAGCAACATGATCGCCCGTATCGTGCTGGGTGGCATGACGGCGAAGCAGTGGGCGCAGGCGAATAGCATTACTGGCGAACCACGGGACAGCATGAACGCCGCACAGCTTGAACACCTCGCCTATCTGGAAAGCACCAATATCACGCTAATTGAGCTGGGGCAGGACTACCAGAAGCGCAAAGACGAGTTAATGCGCCTTTCACAGCGCTGGCTGGCGAAGCGTATGGGGGTAAACCATGCGTAACCATAATCCGATGCCGGGAAGCCGTTACAAGGATTCGCACGGGGCTGTAGTGACCGTACAGCGCGTCGAGCATAACCGCGTGACATTCTATCGCGAGGGGTACCAGTTCCCGTGCGTACAGCCCATTGAGCGCTTCATGAAGGAGTACACGGAGGTGAAGCAATGATTACCGCCGCCCATGGTAAAAGCCTCTCTCTGGCTGGCCTGATGCCTCCATGCTCAGGCTTTAAAACCTTAGCAAAACTTAGCTTTCTATTTACTAATAAGAAGAATTATTTTCCACGTATCGCTGGTGGGATGAATCATATTGCTACCTCTGACGGCCGCGCCGCGTGGGATTTTGAGACCAGTACGCGAGAATTTAAGGACACGTTAGCGAATTGCCGGACCGTCACACGCGAATTTTCGGGCACGTTAGAGGCGAGTTTCGTGACCAGTACGCGCGATGGATGTCACACCTGCAGCAAAGAGTTTTGTGAGTCCATAAAAAAGGGCTTGATGTGCCCGGCCATCCCGGTCTATGGTTATAGCGCACCAGCAAAATCTGGTGCCGGGATTGGCGTCCTGGTAAAGTTGTCGGCGATACATGACGCGCCAAGCGTCTTTTTTTGTGTCGTTAGCTCAGTACACCCTTTTTTCAGCGGTTCGGTGTCATTCCGTACTTGCATCAGAATTATGGTGGGCTGGGCGGGGGCTTCTACGGAAGCGCCGGTTTCCGATAACGCCGGTTACGCCAACCCTGTCCAGTCCATCACCAGTGAAATTGGCGTTTCCGGTGATGGGTTTAATCCCCAGTTATCGGAGGCTGCCACATGCTGGCTACTACCCCTACCCAAAAACCGCAATTTATCTGGATTATCGCAGCAGTTCGCCGCGATATGCCGACAATTACCGCCAAAATTCACCATATCGCCGCAGAGACTGAGCAGGAAGCCCGCCGCATTCTGGCGCGGGATCACGTTTGCTTTTTCGCCGGACGCATTCGCACAGGGGGCGCACATGCTTAATTACTTCCGTGTTGCAGGATGCGCCACCACCCGGAGCGGCGAGCTAGTCGAGTTCGTTTATATCGTTGACGCCCGCAGCACTATCAGCGCCAAAGCTGAGGCGCTAAATCAGGCCAGAAATGAACGCCTGTCCCACCTCCAGATTAACCGCATTCGTGAGGTGGCAGCATGAATACAGTCGCCGTAATTGAACCAGAGACAATCCCGACAGGTGACGCAACGGCAGCGGTGCGCTATGCCAGTGAATTGCTTGAGTTATGGAATCTTTATCTGGACGGGCCATTACGTGCCGCCAATCCGCTTTATGGCGCCAGACTTGCGACATTAATCACCGAGTTGAGATGCGCAACCATTAGAACCGAGCGCAAAGTTAATCGCCTGGCTGATGAACTAACGAAGATGCGTGAGTACCGGGAGGGCAGCGCATGAGCAAGTTATCCCTGATTGATTCAGCCTGCCGTATCAAGCAAGCGCAGCAAGTTCTTTCTCTTTGGCTTGAAGCACCGATTAAAAAAGATAGCGGCACGGATCATCTTATTGGCGCAGTCATTACCCTTCTGGATGGTATCCCCGAGCTGATGGATTCAGTAGAAGGCGAGTTAGTTGATATGGATTTGAGTCTGGACGGCAAAGCATGAGCAACGTAGAGAAATTCACACCGGGAAATGACGACGTATTACACGCCGAAGCCACACCGCACGGCGTCAATATCATGACCCGCAATGATGCCGGGGGATATGAGCAGTTTGCTCTTATCAGCTACGAGAGCGCGGTAAACCGCCTTGATGCCGGAGAGTACGACGATACGCCAAATATCGGATACGCCATACATTTTGCCGTTGCTGATGGCGGGGCGCGTGGCTGGTTCGACTTTACCGCGCAGCATAACGTCACCATGTGGCGCTGGCTGATTGCTGCGACATTCATTTCTGAGATGAAGCGCGAAAACGGCACAACCACCGTCACGGAGGCTGACGGCAAATCGTCGCTGGTGACGTTTTATTCAAATGGCACAGCGGGGATTGTGGTTTACCCGTTCGCGGAACGTCTGGCGATGGCGAATAACATCGAGGGCGCAATGATTGAGCGCTACGGCATTGAGCAGGGAACGGCGAACGCCATTGTTTTTTATCAGGCCATGATCGACACGGAGCGCGGCGAGCTGACCCCGTTCGGACGTGAAACGCTGGCAGAGCTGCATGATGGATTCATTGCTGATCTGAATGAAAACGGCTTGCCTGAAATGCCAGCGGCGCACTGAGGGAGGTAATACGAATGCGTAATATCGACATTATCCGCGAAGTGACCAGCGCCGCCGCTGGTAAATGGCCTTATGTGCTGGCTGGCCTGTCTATCGACGTTCCTGATTCATCGCGCCGTCATGCCCCCTGCCCTGCATGTGGTGGGAAAGACCGTTTCAGATTCGACGACAACGGGCGCGGTAGCTTTATCTGCAACCAGTGCGGCGCGGGCGATGGCTTAGACCTGATTAAGAAGGTGAACAACTGCGACACCACGGAGGCGGCACAGCTTGCCGCTGATGTGCTGGGTATTGATTACCGGGAGACAGAAACCGACCCGACGGCAGCGAGCCAGAGAAGGGGGCAACTGGAAGCAGACCGCCAGCGGCATGAGCAGGAGCGACAGAAAAAGGCCGCAGAGGACGCAGAGCAGCGAAGGGCTACGTTTGCCCGTCTGTATGCCGGAATGCGCCAGAGAGCCATACAGGGCGAAGCTGAGTACCTGCAATCAAAAGGGCTGACCGGGTTTAATTACCCGATAATGCCGGATGGTTCGTTATTGCTGGAGCTGGTGGATGAATCCGGCGAAGTCACAGCCGCGCAGACCATCACCCCGCAGGGGGAAAAGCGACTTCTGACAGGTTCGGCAAAGCGCGGGGCATATCACGCCGTAAACGCGCCAGAATCGCCGCAGAGCGTTTTAATTGCCGAGGGGCTGGCGACGGCCCTTTCAGTTCACCTGATGCGCCCGGACGCGCTGGCAGTGGCAGCAATTGACGCGGGCAACCTGCTACCCGTTGCCGAAGTGATGCGCCGGATGTATCCACAGGCACAAATAATCATCGCCGCAGACAACGACCACCACCAAAACGGAGAAGCCAATACAGGCAGGGAGGCCGCAGAGAAAGCCGCCTTGTCCGTGGCTGGATGGGTGGCACTGCCGCCGACAGACTACAAAGCCGACTGGAACGACCACCACCAGCAAAACGGGCTGAAAGCCGCCACAGCCGCATTTAGTGATTCGCTGTATCAGATTCAGGGGGAAGCCGTGAAACCACGATTGCAGGCCATTGAGGGCGGTAAAACTGACCATCCAGAGAAAGACCCACTAAAACCCCACATTGAGAGCCGAAAAGATGGCGTTTTCTGGGTAACGCCGAAGGTGGACAAGGAAAGCGGGGAGATCATCAACACTGAAAGCTGGTTATGTTCACCGTTGGAGGTTATCGGCACGGGACGCGACGACAAAGATCAGTATCTTATTATCTCATGGCTGGCATTCGGTGCAGGCATACCGACAACAGCGGCTATCCCGCTGGCTGATATTGGCGAGCGTGAAGGTTGGCGCACCCTGAAAGCTGGTGGCGTCAACGTCACCACGAAAAACAGCTTACGGGCGATTCTTGCCGACTGGCTACAGCGGAGCGGCTCGCGTGAATTGTGGCGCGTTGCTCATGCTACAGGCTGGCAGTGCGGGGCATACATCATGCCGGACGGGGAAATCATCGGCACACCTGAGCGGCCTGTTTTGTTCAGCGGGCGCAGTTCAGCCGCTGCCGGGTATACCGTAGCAGGAACGTCGGAAAGCTGGCGTAACAGTGTTGCGCGGCTGGCATACGGCAACTACTCCATGATGACAGGCATCGCCGCAGCACTGGCAGCGCCATTAATCGGGGTGGCAGATCGTGACGGATTCGGGATTCATTTTTATGAACAATCGAGCGCCGGGAAAACAACCGCGCAGAACGTGGCGGGCAGTCTATACGGAAACCCTGATGCCTTGCGCCTGACGTGGTACGGGACGGCGCTGGGGCTGATAAACGAGGCCGCCGCCCACAATGACGGGCTGATGCCGCTGGATGAAGTCGGACAGGGCGCAGACCCGATAAGCGTTTCTCAGTCTGCCTATGCCCTGTTTAACGGCGTGGGGAAATTGCAGGGAGCAAAGGAAGGAGGCAACCGGGATCTGAAACGCTGGCGCACCGTGGCAATCAGCACCGGGGAAATGGATTTAGAAACGTTCATCGCCACCGCAGGACGCAAGACAAAAGCGGGGCAACTGGTGCGACTGCTGAATATCCCGCTGAGTAAGGCGGTGCGCTTTCATGAGCACCAGACAGGGAAAGATCACGCCGACGCGCTGAAAGACGCTTACCAGCACCATCATGGCGCTGCCGGGCGGGAGTGGATTAGATGGCTTTCAGACCACCAGCAGCAGGCGATTGATGCCGTTCGTGAGTGTGAAGCCCGATGGCGAAGTCTAATCCCTGCTGACTATGGGGAACAGGTTCACCGTGTAGGGGCGAGGTTCGCCATTCTGGAGGCCGCTTTACTGCTGGGTGGCGTGGTTACTGGTTGGGATGAGCAAACGTGTCGGGATGCTATCCAATACAGCTATAACGCCTGGCTGCGCGAATTTGGTACTGGCAACAAAGAGCATCAGCAGATTATCGAGCAAGCCGAAGATTTCCTGAACAGATTCGGACTTAGTCGGTTTGCACCGTTGCCATATGAACCAAGAGATCTGCCTATTCCTAATCTGGCAGGGTTCCGTTCCAAAGGGAATCATGATACAGACCTGATTGTTTTCTATGCTTTTCCGGCAACATTCAATGATGAAATCGCGCGAGGGTTCAACAAAGGACAATTTGCTGAAGTCCTGAAGAAAGCTGGAATGCTCACACCACCCAGTAACGGTCGCGGGTACCAAAAAAAGGGGCCCCGTATAGAAGGGCGGCAGCCATGGTTTTATGTCCTGCAGTATCTGCCGGACGACGACCAGCCAGAGTAAAAGCATTCTTCCATGTGTGTAGTTTAAGTGTTGGTTCAGTTGGTTCAGTTGCCTCAGTAGTTATATCTATCTGTTTAATAAGGTTTCATGTTTAAAAAATGAACCAACATTGAGGCAACAAACTACCAGTTTGAACCAACACTGAATCAGGTACAGGGTATCAGAAGAGAGGATCACTGCGATGACAGCTCAAATTTCAGCGTATGGCCGGCTGGTGGCCGACCCGCAGACCAGAACAACGGGAAAAGGTACGAACATGACAATGGCCCGCCTGGCGGTAGCTCTGCCCTGTAATGCGGCAGATAACGGAGAGGCTACTTTCTGGTTGGGCGTGATTGCCTTTGGTAAGCAGGCTGACGCGCTGGCCAAACACCATAAAGGCGACCTTGTCGGCGTGGCGGGCAATATGCAGCTCAATCAGTGGACTGGTCAGGATGGTGGTACACAGCAAGGTTATCAGGTCATTGCGGACAGTGTACTCAGTGCCAGAACTGTACGCCCAGGAGGTAAAACGGGACAACAGGGACAAGCTACGGATGCCCTACGACGGGCCCATGAACAGCAACCATCAGCTACCGGGTATGAAGGATACGACCAGACACCACCTTATGACGATGATTTTTGATACTGGAATTAATGAGAGAGTAAATCCTGAAGGCGGTCCAACATGCTACGATGGTGGTGAGGGAGGCCGGTCTTGCATTGAAGTTGATACTGTGTTTTTATACAGTCATCACTGTTTATAATCACAGCTAGCAGATAGTACTTTTTTAGTTATAAATTAAGTCTTTTCCGATTACTCAAGGTTGAGATTTATGATTACAGAGAAAGCCACATTCACCTTTTACCAGGTTAGAAACGCAGGTTTCTATCGTGCAGGAGCCAGTGTTCCAGAATTTGGTTCTCTAGGTGAAACGCTTATCGATTTAAATAACTGGGCCGGGCAAAAAATACTAAAAGAAACAAAAACATTTGAAGCTGATGAAGATCGGTACCCGGCCTATCTAGTTGATTCTAAAAATGTTGGTGATGATTGGGTGTTACTTCTCTGGAACGAAGTTCCAAGTAATGGTCAGCGCATGCCATCTTTGAGTGAGGATGCAGTGTATGGGGCTGATCCGGAGGTGATAATGAATCCTATTCGTGAAAGGACTATCCCGGGGTTTGCCACTTACTTTTGGTTCATTGCTGACAGAAATCTCATGGCCACAGTAAAGCTGCACAATAAGGTGACAGCGCAGGCTACCCTACAAAAGTATATCCAGTGTTTTTTAAAACAATCTTCTGAACATGCTAAAGCGGAAGTCATTGAACTTGAGGATGGTTCACATGAGCTTAAAGTCACTGGGTATATGTTGGATGTAAATGATGCTCAAGAAGAGCGTAAGCATTACTACCCTAGATTCAATGCCAATTTGATAAAAAATCCAGGTAAGCACGAAGAAATAAGACAAAAAGCGAACTTTATCAGTAAAATAGAAAGAGTTATCGAGTTAGATCTTAACCGTCATCCCGATTTGGATTTTTGGCAAAAATTATTGGATAAATTGCATGTTGGTGCCCAGCAAGGACCTGGGGTATCAACCAAGGTAAAATATACTCTATCCCCAGATGTAGGTCTTGCTGATGTAAATCAAATGATTTTGGATTGGGATAATGATCCATCTGAAGTGAACGATTATGGTTTTGTCTTTAAAGGAGAACCAAGCAAGACATATTGGTTAAGTAATTCGCTCTCTAGGACGCAATTTGATGTTCGTATCGAGAGAGAGAACGATGAAATCGTCAACTTACAATCTTTACTAGTCGAACTAAGGGCGAAGAAAGATCTAATTTTGAGGGGCTCAGGCTTATAATGAAAGTAAAAGTGATGTTGTTCATTTGTATACTTGCTCTTGTATCAGGAGCAGGATACTTTGGCCGGCATATAACTTTTTCGATTCAGTGGCCTTTGTTTGAAGCACTTAGAACTACAGCATCGATAATTTTTGCTGTTGTTGGGGCATGGTTCGCGATTATCTATCCAGAAAGATTAAAGAAATCTTTTCGTGGAGGTGATTCAAGCGGTGGCGGTGCAGGAATCCATAACCTCTTTACGCCTATTGTTCATTCGACAGCTATCCTCGCTGCTGTACTGCTCGTTGGCATTGGTGCTCCGTTATTAAAGCAATTTGATTGGGTAATGGAGCATAAGACAGTTTTCAGAGGACTATCTTACGGATTATTGGTATTCCTCACGTTATGGCAGCTTTTAACTGTCGTTTTAAGTCTTACTGGCCCCGACATCCTTAAACGATTTACTTCGAAGCAAGAAGCTTCCAAGAGAGCTGCAAACTCGATGCTCAACCCCAAAAACAAAAACTAACCATGCGGTTAGATCTTTCTCACAAAGGTTTCTACGTAATAATAGACATACGCATCTCACAAAAATTTTACGACTATGCCCATATCTTATTTATAGGCAGAAACGGTGTGTTCTGGCTATGTATGGCAGAAATGATGTGTTCTGCCTATAGATAGGCAAGCTTGATGTGTTCTGCCTATAAGGACTGATAGCGCTCGAAAATTGTCGTTGAGAACGAGCTGTGGTAAACACCCACCAGCCCGCGCGGAAGATTTCGGCGGCCTTCACAAAGCAGTCGGGGAGACCCGGCGTCGCATGGGGATTGCTCAGCCAAACTGCGAGGCGTTCATGTTAAAAACAAGTCGATGAAAGTGGCTGTATTGGATTAGTCTTCTTCGATGTTACGATAATACTTTATTTACTTTTGGGGATAAGTTGATGTCTGTATGGCACATCATTGTTTTGATATTCGCTATGATCATTTATGTTCTTCCCGGCGTTATAGCCAGTTCAAGGGAGCATAAAAACGCTACGGCAATATGGGTGCTAAATATTGTCCTGGGCTGGAGCTTCTTGGGTTGGATAGCCGCGCTTGTCTGGTCTTTCACAAACCCCGGAGTGGTTAAGCTTGAACCACAGGTGTTTGGCGCGGATTCTGCTGGTGGCGGTTCAGTAGACGATACTAAAAAATGTCCGTATTGCGCCGAAACAATAAAAAAAGGGCTATTTGCATTCTAGGGTTGGAATTCATCCATTCTAACCCTTGATTCTTAGTCGGACAAAAAGCTGCTTCTGGTTGGATTTTTCTGTTTTTCACCACCCTGCGAAAATCTAACATTGGTTGGATTCTCAGACGCGCCCTCTCTCGCGTTAATCCAACTCTCCACCTTCTGCCTGCTTCAACAATGTCGGAATGTGCGGTCCATACTCGACCTTGCCTCGTCCTGCTCGAATACCACTGCCAACCTTGCGGGCTTCTTTGGAGTACAACGTCTTTGCACGGATGATCTCATAGCTATAACCCCGACCTAACCGGTTGGACATCTTGATCAAACCGTTGAGCCCTTCGGTATAGCCATTGGTGAGTGAGAACGGCGCATCCCAGTAGGCAAAGATGTCGTCGTAATGGTTGTGTACCGTTTTTACCAGTTTTTTGAAAGGCTCCATGCCATAAGGCGGCAGGCTGTTCTTCCAAGCCTCAAAGGCGTTCTGAGCACTCTGCTTGTCGGGTTCGTCGTAGATGCAGAAGAAGGCTTCCTTGAAGTCATAGGCCATGGCAAGTGCTGGGATCGCCTGCTTTACAACCTCCAGCGCCTTTTGCTCTGCAGGCGTCAGGTTGCCGGGTCGCTTCAGGGTAAGCCAGCGAATGGACTTTTTGACGTAAATGCGATCTTCTTTGCTTAACTGTGCCTGATAGTTCTTGCGCTCCGCTTCCAGGGCTTCAGAGGCAATCTTGACGACATGGAACTTATCGATCACCAGTTTGGCGTTGGGCAGATACTGAGCAAAGGAACGCTTGAAGGGTCGCCACATATCCGTACAGACCCATTCCACCTTGTCAGCATCCGGCAAATCCTTGAAGAAGGGCTTCAAATGCTCTTGAGTACGATGCTCCAACATATCAAAGACGTTGTTGGTTGCCAGATTGGTGATTACACAGCGATACCCTCCGGCCAGGTTCACTTCGTCAATACCCATGATGACAGGGGTTTCGTAACGAACGGTTTGGGAGAGTTCCTCAATGAGATCGTGAGCGATGTTCTTGACGGTGTTCACCGCCACACCGGTTTGCTCGGCTAAAGCATGGAAGGTGGTTCCCAGGCACTGTTGCCGAATAACATCGACCAGCCGTTTGGTGGCTCGGCGTTTGTCATCCAGAAAACTCAACTCCGGCATGGACATTTTTCCGCACGACTCACAGCGAAAGCGCGGGCGCTGAACTTCAAGGCGGACGGGCTCCATGTACAACGGCGTGTCCATGAACTTGTTTTTGCGCGTACCGTGTCTGTGCATAGGGATGTTGCAGTCCCCACATAACGGCACCTGGACCGTTACCGGCTCAGCAACTATCACAAGGCAGTTGCCTTCGTGGCGCATATCGACCGGCTTGATGCCTGGCAGATTCAGCAGGTCGAGCATCGGCTTAATCCATACCCAGATCGATGTCTTTGCCTTCACGCAGCAGGTCATACACCATATCAACCAATGCGGTCATGCCCTGACGGTCAGACTTGAGCACCTGGGTTGCCAGCTTCTGATGACTGGACAAAGCACGAACAACCGCTTGCTGCACAGCACCGGGGAGGTTGCCTTTCATAGCCTGCTCACGGGTGTTGCTTTCCACCTGAGCCATGACGACATCGCTTTCACCGGTAATCGCTGAAATCTGATTAACGAAAGCTACCTGATCCTGGATCGGCGTCGCCTCACCAAACAGGCTGTTGAGCTTCTCGATAATCTCTTTGACGAATTTCGGCTTGTCGCCTGCCGCGCCACCACCGCCTGCACCTGCTGGTTGCAATACCGGGGTTTTGCCTTCGTCTTCTACGTCATCGGGTCGAGCATTGATGTCAAAGCCAGTAAGCACCAGGCCTGTCAAGTCCACGGTTTCCGGTGCTTCGTGCTGAAGGCGCTTTTGCAGCAGCTTGGCGAAAGCGGCAAAGTTCTCCAACTCCGGGTCGCCAAAATCAATCAGTTGGGCGATATAGGAATAGGTACGGCAGAAGCGCCCCAGGTCCGACTTGAAGCCCATCAGCGCCTTGATTTGCTCGGCATACTCATCCTGGTGGTGATCGGCAGACTTCATGCCCGCCTCATCCCCCTTGGCGCGGGCCTTCTCAAACGCTGCTTCCCAGGTTGCCATGCCACCGCGCAACATTTTCATCTTGTCGTTATACAAGGCCGTCGCTCCAGCTGTAGCGGCATACAGCGCCTTGTGCTGTGGCGATTTAGTATGGGTGATGTCACGTATGGTTTTGAAGCGGGCTTCTTTGAACGCGGCCAAGTCCTTCTCGTCGTACAGGCCGTGCTCGTCCAGTCGCTCCTTGATCTCGTAGACCACATTGAGGTCTTGCACTTCGCCGATGTGAGCGCCCTTGTCATAGGTGGCAAAGGCCTTGCGCACGTTCTCTGGATCGTTCACGAAGTCGATGATAAAGACTTCATCCTTCCCGGGTGCCGTCCGGTTCAGGCGGGCGAAGGTCTGCACAATCTCCACATGGTTGGCGATTTTCTTGTCCACGTACATGGCGACCAGTTTGGGCTGGTCAAAGCCAGTCTGGAACTTGTCGGCCACCAACATCACCCGGTATTCCGGGCGGTCAAAGGCAAAGCGCAAATCCTGCCCGTGGACATCCGGGTTCATGCTCTGCTCGGTGAATTCCTCGTTCTCATCGACGATAAACACATCATCCTTGAACTCGCTGTCATCCTGGTGCATCACCTGCTTACCGGTCATCTTGCCGGAGAAGGCCACCAGTGAATGAATAAAGCCGTACTCGCTGTGCTGCTCGATATAGCGGTCAAACGCCTTTTTGTAGCGAATGGCAGCGGCACGGGAGCTGGTCACGACCATCGCCTTGGCCTTGCCATCCAGCCGGTGGGCGACGTTTTTGGTGAAGTGCTCAACGATAAACTGTACCTTCTGGGTCACATTGGTGGGATGCAATGACATCCACTGTGCCAGGGCGCGTTTGGCGGCCTTGCCGCTTACCCGCTTGCTGTCTTCAAGCTGCTTGGAAAGGTTGAAGGCCGTTTTGTAGGGCACATAGCCGTTCAACACATCGAGAATGAATTTCTCCTCAATGGCCTGGCGCATGGTGTACAGATGGAAGGCTTGCGGCGGGTTATCGTCCGAGATCGGTTGGCTTGGATCTGTCGGGCGACCAAACAGCATCAAAGTGGAGTGCTTGGGCGTGCCGGTAAAGGCGAAGTAGCTGATATTGTCCGGGCGGGCGCGGGACTTTTGCAGTTGCTCCAGTAGTTCATCCACCGTCATGGTGGACATCTTGCCTTGTCCGCTCATCCCCAGCGCGGCTTGCAGCTTAGCGGCGGTAGAGCCAGTCTGCGAGTTATGCGCCTCATCAATGATCACAGCAAAGTTTTTCCCTTTCAGGGCCTTGTCAGTGATGATGGCTTCCATCGCGTAGGGGAAGGTCTGGATCGTGACTACCACAATCGGCGTGCCAGACAACAAGGCATCCGAGAGCTGTTTGCTCTTGGACTTGGATGACTTCTGCCGGTCAATGGCGGCGATCACACCAAACTGATGGTCAATCTGCTTCACCGCGTCCTGAAGCTGGCCGTCCAGCACATTACGGTCGGTGACAATGATCACGCTGTTAAACACCGCGTCGCCGTTATCTTCGCGCAGTTTCACCAAGTCATGGGCCGTCCAGGAAATGGTGCTGGTCTTGCCGGAACCTGCGCTGTGGTCACACAGGTAGGTCATGCCTGCGCCATTTTCGCGAGCATCGGCCAGCATCTGGTTCACTGCCGTCCATTGGTGAAAGCGCGGGAAAATCAGGGTTTCTTTCTTCGACCAGTTGCCCTGAATATCCACCACGTCCTTTTTCTCGACGTAGACAAAGCTATGGAAAATCCGCAGCCAGGCATTCGGCTGGCAGACCTCCTCCCAGAAGTAGGCTACAGGGTATTCCTGAGTACCATCGGCCTTAATCTCACCTGGCGGGTTACCCGCATGTACCGTGCCGCTTTCGTCCTTGCGCCCCTTATTGAACGGCAGAAAGAAGGTGTTTTCTCCATCCAGCTTGGTCGCCATCATGATTTCAGAGTCGGACATGGCGAAATGTACCACAGCCCCACGCTTGAAGGTCAGCAGCGGTTCCCTGCGTTTGGTCTTGGCGTCATATGGCAGGCGATTATTGCGGTACTGATCCATGGCCGCTTCGCAGGACTGGGTGAAGTCGGTCTTCAGTTCGACGGTTGCCACCGGCAGACCGTTGATAAACAGCACCAGATCAATGGCAAATTCACGGGCCGGGTGATACTTCAGCTCCGGCACCACGCGCAGGATATTGGCCTGGTAGCGCTCAATGACTGCTGCATTGCGCTTGTCTTCCGGTGCGACCTCGGTCATCTCGATCAGGCCGCAACCGGCAATAGAAAAGCCCTGGCGCAACACCTGCATGGTGCCTTGTTTCTCCAGTGCTTTATCCAGGCGATCCATCAGCACTTCAAGGGTTTTGGCCCCGTTGAGCCGTTCCAGCTTGTCCCATTTTTCCTGCTGGCCGCTGGTTTTAATCCAGCTTTCAAGGTCTTCGGGGTACACCGCCCGCTCGGTGTCGTAGAACCTGGAATCACCCAGCTTCCAGCCCTGTTCTACCAACCGGTCGATGATGTATTGCTGGAAGTGTTTTTCCTGATGTGCTGCTGATTGCATTTATTGTTTTCCTCGCAAATCAATCTGGCCGGTGACAGCGGCGGTGATAAAGGCAGCGCGGCGTTCTTTGAGCAGAGTGATGCTTTGTTCTGTTTTCTCGACTAGGGCATCAATACGAGCAGTTCCAGCATTGATTGTATTGGTAATTGCGCTCTGCTCATCGACCGGAGGGATAAGTACTGGAAGCCTTCTGACATCTTCAAATTTCAATGACTGCCTTAATCCTCCCCCCATTGCATAAAAGACTTTACAAAGGTCATATGAACGCATCAACCATGCAAAATATGTAGAGTCAATACTTTGGGGTTTCACGGCCATATAGGCAGAGGTAATGATTCCTCTTTGCGTGACTTGGGCTGACCGCAAGCTACGTTTGTCGTTTTGCAGATCGGTGAACCTAAATACAATTTCGCCAGACTCTACAATTTGATAGGTTTCATAAGACTCTGGTGTTAACCCCATATTTCTAGTTTCAGGCTTCTGGATGATGTTTCCGTAGCTGAGGGACAGAATATTGGTTTCAACTAGGCCAACATTCTTTCGGTTCAGTTCTGTAACCAAAGCGAAGAAGGGTTTAACCTCCCAATGCTCCGGCACCTGCCCAATCCATTCAACGCCGGAATCCTTCATCTTCACGTTGGGGTCTAGCCCCTTGGTGACAGCATGGGTAATCAGCGCCTGGCGCTTTTCCTTCAGCAGCTCGATAAAGCGGGTTTTCTTCTCGATCAGCGCATCAATACGGGCAGTTTCGCGGTCGAGGGCGGCTGCGATGGTGGCTTGTTCGTCAAGAGAAGGAGCTGCGACACCCTCATCAAGATATTGCTCAGAATCCAGATTTTGAATCCCTGTAGATTGCTTAATGGAACGTAGATTTATCTTGAGCGCATACATAGATGCCATTAGATAATTTAGCCATGCGGACTCGGCCTTTTTTGACGGCTTTATAACCGCTACAAAGTTGGAGCAAACGGCAGGCTCTTCTCCCAGATAGCGCACATTTGCACCCACTAATGTTTGTGCACCGCCTCCTGATTTCTCAAGGAGAATGTCTCCTTTAGAAACTAACCGGCTATCTTGGTGTTCCTTGGTAATCTGCCGATACGTTGAGGGGTTATAAATGACAACGTTGTTATCCCTATCGAAATCTGCAACCCGAATACATAATGTATCCGAGCCATCTTCCAGTGGGTCATCACCCCAAACGCCATTCTGGCATTGGGATATTAAGTGCTTTAGCCTCTTCACCTCCCAATGCTCCGGCACCAGCCCAATCCACTCAACGCCGGAATCCTTATACGCGGGATATGCTCTGTACTGGCTCATTCGCTGGCCACCTCCGTCAGTAGCGCGGCAATCTCGGCTTCTACCTGCTTCAGGTCTTCATCAATATCATGCAGCTTGCGCGGAGGCTGGTACTGGTAGAAGAAGCGGTTGAAATTGATCTCGTAGCCAACGCGGCCCAATTGGCCATCCCTTGCATCGGTAAAGCTCTCATCCAGCCAGGCATCCGGCACATGAGGAAGCACTTCGCGGGCAAAGTAGTCGTCGATGTCCTCCAGATAGGGGACGTTTTCGTAATCAGTTAAATCTGTGTCTGGCACCAGCTCGCCGTTTGAATCCGTGACTGGCTCGGCTTTCGGGTCTTTGTGACCAAAGGCGTTGATCAGCGCGGTGATCAATGTCTTGCTGGATTTGACCTTGAGCTGCTTGGCTTCGACGGACTTGATCGCGTCCCTGACAAAGGTTTCTGCCCAGCTATAGGGCTGCGTTTGCCCGATCAACGGCTTGAGGGCTTCGCGCCAGAATGTCTGATGCGCGTCAGAGAGCTTTTCCCAGGCAGCTTCGGCTTCCAGCCGCTCCATGCCCACCTTATCAAGCTCCAGGGTCATGCGCAGCGGACGCAAGACCTTGATACGGCGGTAGCCAAAGGTACGGTAGTCCAGCATCCGGGAAAGCGTACCGGTTTCGCATGCGGCGTAGATGTCCAGAATCTGGCGGCGCTGCTCATCGCTGACAATACGGCGCTTGTTACCCTCGTTGCGGATTGAAGTCCACAGGTCGGTGGCGTTGATCAACTGCACCTTGCCTTTGCGCTCCTGCGGCTTCTTGTTGGACAGAATCCACAGGTAGGTGGCGATATTGGTGCGGAAGAACAGATCCGTTGGCAGAGCCACAATGGCTTCAATCAGGTCGTCTTCCAGCAACCAACGTCGGATTTCCGATTCGCCAGACGCGGCACCGCCGTTAAACAGTGGCGAACCCGACAGCACGATAGCGGCGCGGCCACCGCCGTTGATCGGCAGTTCTAGCTTGCTCGCCAGGTGCATCAAAAACAGCATGGAGCCATCGCTAATTTTCGGCAGGCCCGGCCCAAACCGGCCCAGCTCGCCTTTTTTGTGTTCCGCTTCGACGGCGGTTTTGTCCTTCTCCCATTTCTTGCCAAAAGGCGGATTGGACAGGCAGTAGTGGAAACGCTCACCGGCAAACTGGTCATTGGACAGCGTGCTGCCCTGACGAATGTTCTTCGACAGATCTCGGCCAGGGTCGGACTCCAAACGGCGGATCAGCATACCGGCCACACAAACCGCATGGGTTTCCGGCTCCAACTCCTGCCCGTGCGGCACCAGCACTGGCGGGATCTTGTCGCGGTTACCGTAGTCGCCCACATGGTTCATGGCATCGGTGAGGAAGCCACCCGTGCCACAGGTCGGGTCATACAGAGTACGAATCAAACCGGGGCTGGCCTCAAACAGGGCATCATCCGGGTCAAGCAGCAATGCGGTCGCCAGGTGAACGATGTCACGCGGCGTCATGAAGTCCTCGGCCCCTTCATTGACCTCGGCACCAAAGCGGCGAATCAGGTGTTCGTAGATGTTACTCATCACCCGATCTGGCACCACGTCCGGGTGCAGGTCGATCTTGGCAAAGTTCTGGCAAATCTTGTACAGCAAGCCCGCTTTCTCCAGCCGGATCACCGTATTGCCAAACTCAAACTCCTCGAAGATAGCGCGGGCGTTATCCGAAAACAGGGCGATGTAGTCTTCCAGATTGCGGCGCGTCTTGGTGCTACCCAGGGTGCCAAGGGAGTATTCAGAGGTGTTGTAGAAGGGGTATTCAGCGGTTGAGCGCAGAATGGTATCCAGCTCAACATCTGCATCCTTGAAAGCGTCATGCGCTTCTCTCACCGCCTCGCGGGTCGGCTCCAGCGCACACTCCAGGCGGCGCAGCAAGGTAAACGGCAAAATGATCTTGCCAAAGTCCGTATGCTTGAAGTCCCCCCAAAGGTCTTCCGCATTCTTCCAAATAAAGTCAGCCTGTGAAGCTGCCGATCCCGTAAATTCGTTCATTTTGGACTCCAACCACCTTTTTCACGGAACGGTACTGTAGTCAATCTGCGAATGTCAACCAGGTTTTGCACAAAAGGGGATGGATTTCAATTCCTAGCTAAATTTGCGATCCTACCTCAGAATGCAAATAGCCAAAAAAAGAAGCAATATTGTGCCGATTTTGTGGCAAAGATTTATAAATCGACATCGTCAAGCAAGGGTGGCATCAATGAAAATTATTATGGTATTAATTTCATCACTTTTATTTCTCACGGCATGTAAGCCTACAGAAGAGAAAGCCATAGAGTTGGCTAAAAGCGAGATATCGCACGACATGAAAGATCCATCATCTACCCAATTTAGAGATGTTGTGTCAAAAAAAGTTGGTGAAAAGGACGATGGATCTATCGCAATGCTTGTCTGTGGTGAGGTGAACTCAAAGAACAGCTTTGGGGCATATTCAGGGTACTCGCCTTTTGTCATCGCGCTAACGATGAAATCAAAGGGTTTTTTCTCTTCCGGTGTTGTGTACGTAGTTGAAGGGAAGACAGTAGATGATCTTCCAACAAGCACGAATAGTGCAAATACGACTAACCCCTGCAAGTAATCTCAAGGCAAACCCGCTCCGCGGGTTTTTTTGTACCTTTATGTTTCATAAAACGCAATGCTTGCCATTTATGTTGCATAAACTACAATATAAATTGACTGTATAAATATCAGGGGTAAGCAGATGAACCGATCACAAATCACGGTAGCACTTTGCCGGGAGCATCTTCAGTCCATTCGTGAAATTCAGGAAGAGGAGCGCAAGCGTTCTCCGATTGGTGTAGCACCAACGGTAAACGCTATTGCCCGCGCATTGGTCGCTAAGGGCCTTGAATCCGTTAAGCGGGGTGGGTGATGGAGCAACTACAGAGATTGGCTGAAGTTATTGCCGAAACCTATATTCGCGATCTGCGCCGGGAAACTGGCTCGAACATTATTAGCATTGGCGGTGTAAGTGGCAACGTTGAAAAACACCTGCTCGCCGCGGGGCTTGTCGATAACACAATATATGCCGCTAAAGATCAATATGGCGCGACATTTGAACGAGAAGCCTATCGCATGTTAATGAATTTTATATCATTTTATGGCCCTGAATATCGCCTTACCGAACATGGTCGATTAGTCATAAATCTTCTGAACACCAACGCTCTGAAAAAAAACAAAGTAAGAACCCTACACTGAGGCGCTCATGACAACTGATTTTGGCAAATACACCATTGAGATTGAAGCCGATGCGGCCAAACTGCTGGCTGGTCAGGCGAGTGCAGATACAGCTTTAAAGCAAATTGAAAACTCAGTCAAAAAGACAGCTAACTCTGCTGACAAGCTAGATAAAAGCCTGGATAACTTGGGTGGAGGGTTTTCGCGCCTTGCTGTGGCCGTGAAAGGATACATATCAATTCAGGCGCTGATAAAGCTCCAGCAGCTTTCTGAGGAATTCACGCTACTTCAGGCGCGAGTAACGCGTTTATCCTCTAGTTCAGAGGAAGGGGCGCGGAGCTTTCAGCAGCTTGTGAGTATTGCTTCGACAACCGGGGCCAGCCTTGGGGATACCGTCAACCTCTGGCAGCAACTCACCGCCACACTGAAAACCGTAGGTGCTACTAACAGCGATGTTAACCGGCTCGTGATGACGCTGCAAAAGATTGGCACTATCGGTGGCTCATCGGCTCAGGAAATGGCTAACGCTCTCAGGCAATTTATGCAATCGGTAGCGTCAGGAAGAATTCAGGCGGAAGAGTTTAACTCGGTACTGGAACAAATGCCTGAGTTGGCTCGACAGATTGCCGACGGCATGGGAATTCCGTTTAACGAGCTTCGACAATTGATGCTGGCCGGCAAGTTAGATATTGGTGAAGTGCTTGCGGCAATCGAAAAGCGGTCCGATGAAATCAACCAGCAGTTTGAGACTATGCCGCGCACTGTATCGCAGGCAACAAATGCTTTGATTACTCAGTTCGGGGTAGCTATCTCCAAAATTGATGATGCTATTGGGACGTCGCGCTATTTGGCAAAACTTCTCGACCAAACTGCTCTTTCAATCTCCGTAGCCACCGGAAATGTAGATCCTATTGTTGCGATAGATGCGCAGTTGGATTCGCTGAATAAAAAATTAGCTGTAACTGAAGCGGCTTACAATACCGTTTCCAAAGCTTCTATCTACACTGACGCAGGCACTAAAACACAAATAGATGCTATCAAAGGTCAAATAGCGGCGCTAGAACGAGCAAAATCCCTTTATTCCGATGTTGGCAAGGCGGCATCGGGTTCTGTAGACGGATCTAAGCCAGCCTATATCACCAATCTCGAAAAGAAAACTGCAGAGAACAACGCCAATTCGATCATTAAATCTGGTCAAACAGTAGTTGATAAGCTCACCCAGCAGCGTGAACAGCTAAGCAAAGACAAGGCCAAAGGGCTAATCGATGATAAGAAATATGCTGAAGCTGCTGCTGTTCTGGATAAGCAAATTGCCGACGCCAGAAAAAAACAGGATAAAACGCCGAAGAATGCCTTTGCCCGCGGCGATGACTCAATAGACAACCTGCAGCGGCAGATTGCCGTTTTGACAATGCGCTATGACGAAAACACCAGAGAGGCCGCACAGTTTAATGCCGTGGCCGCTCTCGGAGCTAAGGCTACCGATGCACAGAAGGAAAGAGTGCGTGAGTTGGCCGGGCAGTTATTTGACGCTCAGCAGCGACAGAAAGACCTTAATGATGCGATCAGCAATGACCCGCTCAGGAAGGAAAATAAAGCCTATTCTGACGGCAGAGATCAACTTAAACGCCAGCTCGATGGCCAGATGATTGATCAGAAGACCTATAACCAGCAATCGGAGTTGATGGAACAGCAGCACCAGGTCAACCTAGCCAAAATTCGTGCGCAGCAGGTCGTTACGCCACAGCAACAGGCAGCCGGCGAGGTAGATCCAGTACAGCGCCTCGCTAACCAGCATGCTCAGGAACTTGCGCTTATTCAGCAGTTTGAACAGCAAAAGACAATCACTGAACAGGAAGCTTTAGCTCTCAGGAACGCTGCAAACAATACCTATGAAAAACAGCGAATTGAGGCTCAATGGGAGATATTCCGCAACCAAAGCACAACTAACGAACTTATGGCGGCGGCAGTTGATGGTTTTGCCAGCCAGGCCGCCAGTTCGATGACGGGATTAATCAACGGTACGCAAAGCGCCACAGAGGCTTTCAAGAATCTGGGTAACGCCATTCTTAATAGCGTCATTCAGGCTCTGGTTGAAGTTGGCATTCAATACCTGAAAAATGCTGCGATGGCGATGATAGCCGATAAGATGACATCTAACTCATCACAACAGGCCGGTGCGCAAACCGCTGCCGCGTGGGCTCCTGCCGCAGCCGCAGCCTCTATCGCTACATTCGGTGGCGCAGCTATCGCCGGTATAGCCGGCATGGTAGCAGCGTTCGCCATCGGTGCCGCTCTGGCCGGCAAACGAAAAAATGGCGGAACGGTAGGTGCTGGTGGCGCGTACCAGGTTGGCGAAGGGAATATGCCTGAACTCCTGCAGACCAAGAACGGGTTAATTATGATTCCTGGTGACCGAGGCCGAGTGTTCAGCAATAAGGATGTTACCGGTAGTTCTCCGACGATCCAGAAGGCGTCTACGGGTAAAGAATACCTACCAACTTCATCAGCATCATCCAGCCAATCGGGAGAGAACTCTAAGCGGCCGATACAGGTAAATATCCAGCTGATAGATCAGACAACCGGCAGCCAGCACAACATCACTGGCACTGACGCTTTCCAGCAAGGTGACGTGGTAACAGTTACTGGATTTATCAATGACGTGGATACAGGCGGCCCAATGTCCACAGCGATCGCAGATGCGCACGGGCTTAGACGGCAGGCAAGGGGCGCCTTTTAATGTGGTCTAAGGGGGGAGGTAAACCCTCTCCCCATGCTTTACAGGACTGCCAGTTTAAGAGCATTTTCACCCGTCGGAAATAAGAGCTTTTTTCGCGTGAACGCAGCCAGTAAACAACCTACCCCATGAGAGGGTGACAAAAGTTGACATCGAAAGGCGATCCCGTGACTAACGACGAAAAGCGAAAACTATACCGTGCGTGGGCTGATGATATCGGCGCCGGAACACCTTTCCCGGACGCCTGCAGGGATATGACGTGCGGAGCGACGACGAGGAAAGGGACACCGTGCAAAATGACGGCGCTCTACGCTTCTGGGCGCTGCAAGTTACACGGTGGCATGAGCACCGGCGCAAAGACGCCAGAGGGTAAGGCCCGGCAATTAGAGGGATTCCGCCGCTGGCTGGAGAGAAAGCGGCAGGCCACCAGCCAGGGTGACAATACGCAGTAAAGTTCGCGCTGATGGTACGCAGTACGCAGAAAGGTACGCAGCAAAAAGAAGGTTTTTTCAGTGCGTACTTGTTTAAGTGTGTTCTGCGCGTGGCGATGTAAGTCAATGATTAGGCTTAATTATAGCGAAGAGCGATAATCGGGGTAGCGAATATGGGCATTACAGGCAGGGGCATGAACAATATTCGGCGCAACATCAATGCGCTGGTGAGGGACATCACCGGGCGGCGCTTACCGCGTGCAATGACAGCCGCCTTGCATGAAGGTGGGCTCGTAGCAGCAATCTATACGCCAGTTGATACCAGCACCCTGATTAACTCGCAGTTTAAAGAGGTTATCACCAACGGAACGCGCATCACTGGCCGCATCGGATATTCAGCGAATTACGCAATCTATGTCGCAGATCCGAATATCCCGCAGAAGTTCACCCTCCCCAGGGCCAGGAAGGAGTTTTTGCAGCATGGTGTTGCTGATGCAAAAACGCAGATGGAGGCAGCTTTCCTGCGAGAATTATCAAAACGCTGATTGCGGAGAAAACGAAACCGCTTACCCCATGAGTGGTTAACAATTATTAAGGTTACAGCAGCGATTATTAGGCCGTATCCTCAGTAACCAATTGTGCAGAACTCATATGATTTCGTATTCATTTGCGGATTTTTTAGCGGAGATCTGAGCCAATGAGAGAGCAGACGCGGGTTTACACCTCTGCGCTACCACGAATTAACCTCCAATTTCTGGCAGATATGCAAAGAAAGCTGGTGGATTCGAGCCCGAAAACACAGATCTTTTGTGATACCGAGAGCGGAAGGGTGTACTTCTCTCTGGTTTCTGGCGGCTACAGCGCGACAATCAACGGGGTAACGCGGGTTATTGGCATCACGATTACCCGGGCAGGGTTTGGTTACCGGCGATGGTACATTTGCCCGCATTGTGGTGGCCGGGTTGCGAAATTATTCATTGGCCGGAAGGACGTAGGGTGTCGTAAATGCTGGAGCCTTCACTATGCCAGCCAGAGTGAAGATGAGGTCGCTCGCTTACGGCGGAGTGTGTGGAAGCAGAGGCATGACCTATGGGGGGATGATTACCCGCCCGCGGGCAGCCTGCTAAATAGCCCGCTCAAGTTTCCGAAGCCTGCCGGCATGAGATGGGATACCTTCGAGCAAAAGCGCTCTCGACTGCTAAAGACTGAATCAGCTTACTGGCGGTTGAAAGAACCGAGGGATGCTAAAGGGTTCGCCAGCGTAATGCGCAGAGCTGAGGCGTCAATTCGGTCATTTGAACGGGCATCGAAAAAGGCTACACCATGAGCACGCTAAGATTGCCCTAACGCTTACCCCATGAGCACGGCACGATTAGGGCAAGGTTAATTCCGGCTCAGAGCCGGAATTAACTAAAAACAGCCGGTTACCTGCCATATCAGGAGCGACAACGATGTTAGACCGCATAACACTGGAGTTAGCCATACAGGAGTTAGCCATACAGGAGTTAGCCATACAAGAGATAGCCAGGCAGAGCGGTGAAACACTTGATAACCACGCCCGCTACACCATTCGAAACGGCGTGGCGCAGGTGCTACAGGCCAAAGAAAGCCACCGCCGCAGGATGGTAGCGCCAGCCTACCAGTGGAAGAAGCCCACCGCGCCGCGCAGATAACATTACAGCGCCGCCGATAACTTCTCAGCATTGCGCCCCTGACGCTTCCAGGCGCTGTAAATGTCTTTATCCCACGCCTTGCCCGCTTTAGTCTGATAACCGGCCTCATTGAGCCGCTCAGCGATAATGCGGCCATTGTCGAACCCTTCCCTGATAGTGTCAGCAACAATCCCGATTACAGCCGCTTCATTGTACAGGGTCGGCGGGATCCCCTGCTTACCACCCGCCAGCGCAGCAGCCGCCACTTCCATTCGCTCCACCAGCTCAAGCATGCGCAGCTGTGGGTTGCTCTCCGGCTGGTTCAGTTTGCTGCGCAGGGCATCGAGCAGCCACGCTGTTTTGTCACCGCCCGCCGCCGCTACAGCCTGATTAAATGCGCCATGCAATTCAGCCGGAACGCGGAATGCTACCAGATTGGATTTGCTCATGAGGGGCCGCCATATCAGTATTTTCGGTCTATACAGTATACCACTGTATAACGATGTTATACGGATGAGGTTTCGCATAACTGACTGTTTTCTTCATCCATCCTCACCTTGGGTGTGTGGCGCTGGTGGCGTTATATCAGAAAGGTCAGAAATCTGCCCTTTAGAATCCTGTTCGAGTAGATGTGAGAAAATCTCATATGTAGGGCTGCTGGTTATCATGCAGAACAGATCCACTCGCAGTTATTCTGTGCTGACTAAAAGAGGAGAAATCTCCTCTTTAGACTCATGGATAGGGTACATGCGGGAATATCCCGTATGTAGAACCGGCTCAGTAGCTGAGCGAGACGGTATCCAGGCGGCAGGTATCCACTCTGGTATCCACCGAAAAGGTGGTATCTGAACGGATGCTGATTGAAACAAACGCTGAGGTTATTGTTGGAAAGCACTAAGTTCATCGATATAACTCATCTCGACGAGTTATATGGCCATTTATCCATGCCTCAATTTCATTAGATGGCCAGCGGACACTGCGCCCAATCTTCACTGGATGAGGGAAAGTACCTTCGCCCATCCATTTGTAGATAGCTGTCTTCCCAAACCCGGTTGCTTCAGATACCTGTTTCAGGTCCATAAGATAAATTTTCATCGGTTTCACCTCATAAACTGGGTGCAATGTTGGTTCACTCAGCTAAATGTTGGTTCAAAATCGGGTGGCGTTGGTTCAATTTTTTGAAAAATAATCAAATAAAACAATGGTCTTTACGTTTTGAGGCAACTGAACCAACCGAACCAACACATTTTGCATGTATATAGAGAAATTTTCCGTGTGTAAATTATGAAGCGGTTTTGGACGGGTGAATATTAGCGGTATAGCAGAAAGCTCCTGGCACCCAACATTGCGCGATAAATAGTCACTGTTCGGCCATAGAAAAATATATGGGGGTACATTTGGGGGTATGTGTGATTTTTATAACCTGTATAGTTAAATTAAATCAGTCTCTTACGTGTTAATATTGAATCCTGTAGGGGCCATTTAATAATCAATCACTTATCAACTTCCTCCAGTCGCTGATTTTTCCTTGTGGGACATATTTGGGACATCTTCTGCAAAAATTTGCAAAAATTGAGTCAATTTGACGTGCGTGCTCAGTTAAATGGTTAGGTGCCAGGTGAGCATATCGACGGACCATTTCGATGATTCTAATGTCTTGTAGTATCTGTCGGACGATGGCCAGTCAGAGTACAGCATTACTGCTCTGTAATATCGAACAGAATGGTTAATGCTGGTTATAGCTGAGTGCAGAATAAGCGCTCTGCAGGAATGTGAAAATATGTTGCCGGTAACAGGCTAATAGTCATTATAGCTTTAGGTTCTGTCTGACTGGGTTAACTATCGCATTTTAAGCTGGCGTGAAGTACAGTTGTTATAGATCAATATTGAACACTATTTGAAAGCATACCCTCGATGTTCATCCACTGCCTGGAAAGATCCGAATGAACATCAAATTCGTCGCCATCTCCGTATTCGCTGTTGTGTGCGTCTTTGCATCAGATATTTCCATCGCCAAATCGAATTCCTTAAGCGATGATCAGGTCAGTCAAAGGATTATTGATGACTCTGTCGCATCCTACCCCGGTACTTGTGCCTGTCCCTTCAATACCGCCCGGAACGGCAGCTCGTGCGGTGGCCGCAGTGCCTGGAGCAAAGCTGGTGGGTACTCACCTATTTGCTACAAGAAAGAGGTAACAAAGGAGATGGTTAAGGCGTGGCGACAAGAGAATCAATGATAACGATCAATATCTGAACCAGGTGATTACTTACACTGGAATAGTAGTTTAAATAATATTAAATGATTATTTCGAATACTGCAGCCCATTTGCAGTAAGCACTGTTCTGGTAGAGGCGGCAGAGGCCACGGCGTTTATCTTTTTACCTTGTGATATTTGAACCCAGCAAATCTATTTCCCCTGCCTGATAGACTTAGTGTCACCGTATCCTGTTACTAAGAGCACGGGGCTACCTACTCATAAGACACTTCCTCTTCTTACGAGGAAACCGGTTCAGCGTGTTGTGTGTGGAGACAGTACCCATCAATTCAAACTGATAACAAAAAGTTTAATTTTTTTCCCCGCCGCGCTGACTATAGTTAGGGCACTTTCACTTGCCCAATAAGGTCACGATTATGAAATTAGTTATCGCCTCCGTAATTTCTCTGCTCAGCTTCAGCGCGCTGGCGGCGCCAGAGGGGACGCTCAGCGTACACATTCTTAATCAGCAAACCGGGCTCCCTTCACCGGGGGTGCAGATTGAGCTGGATAAACAGCAGGGGGAGAGCTGGCAGCATATCGCCACCGGTAAAACGGATGCCGATGGGCGGATTAAGTCGCTCTATCCGCAGGCGGAGAATATGGAGCCGGGGGTGTATAAAGTGACGTTTAAAACCGGTGACTATTTTAAAAGCCAAAATATGAATACGTTCTTCCCGGTGATTCCGGTTATTTTCAATGTCACAAAGCAAAATCAAAAACTGCATATCCCGCTGCTGCTCAGTCAGTACGGATACTCTACCTACCGCGGCAGCTGATGACCCAAGCCGCTATCCAGCCAACGCCTGCGCGGCTTCCGCAGGCGTCACGCTTTTCTCGCACCACGATGTCCACGCCTAACGCTCGGTCTCTTTCTCTTTAAAGTGTTTAACGGCTTCGTCGTACATCGCCAGCAGGCCGGAAATTTCGCCTTCATATTGCGGCACGCGCTGGGCGCGAACGAGCTCAATCAGTAGCGCATAGGCTGCTTCTTCCGGGGCCGCATGTGGATTAATAAGTCCAGACAT